GTGAGGAAAATCTAATGACACCGAATGATTGGGCTATTGTTGTAGGTATTGCTGGTAGTATTCTGGCAGCAATCCGTTGGATGGTTAAATACTATCTTCACGAATTGACACCTAACTCTGGTTCCTCCATTAAGGACCAGGTTACTAGAATTGAAAAACGTCAAGACAAACAAGACGAAAAGATTGACAGGATTCTTTTCCTGTTGGCTGGAGAAAGCAATGACTAAAGTAGATTACCGTGGATACACTTTGGATGCACGTACTGTAGCCATGATTGAATGGGCTGAAAAGAAAGCAGGATTTAAGTTCCGCATTTCTCAAGGCTCATACAATGTTGGTGGTGTCGCAGCATCTGCAGGAACCCACGATGGTGGTGGAGTGGTAGATTTTTCATGCCGTCTTCTTACTCCACGTAAGCGTCGCGCTATGGTTGACGCTCTAAAGAATGCTGGATTTGCAGCATGGCATCGTAAGAAGCGACTAGGTATCTGGACTGAACATGTTCATGCTGTTGCTATTGGATGTACCGATTTGGCTCCGCTTGCTAAGAAGCAGGTGAAGGAGTTTGATTTGCGGTTGGATGGTTTGGCTGGTCGGAATGTTGACTTGACCTACCGCCCTACCCCTCCTGTAAAGTTTAGTCTCCCAATGAACCATCCTGTGGTTCGGAAAAGTTAGAAGGTAATTTATGTGGAAGCAATTTCAAAAGCGTCCTGCTTCGTGGGCTGCTGTGATTCAGGCTGTTGTTGCACTGGTAGCAGTGTATGTTCCTACCCTTCCTCAAGCAGCGGTTCTCGCTTTAATCACTGCTGTGACTGGCTTGGGCTTTGCAGCGCAACGAGTGGAAGATGGCAAGACCGAGGCTGCCCTGTGGACAGACCCGATTGACGAGTAGATGAATTAGGTGTATGCTCTGTCTTGAAGGGTTAAGTGACTCTTCTGGGTTGGGACTGGGCGGTCCTACAATAGCCGAATATGCCCCGTAAAGAGGTCTGTGAGGCAATAGAATACCCCTGCTAGGTGATTGTACCTGGCAGGGGTTATTCTTGTTTCTAGAGGCTTTTATTCTTCAGTCCAACCATACAGTTCTTCTTGGTCACACCGAGCACAGATACTGCTGTAAGCCTTAGATGCATAGCCGATACGCCGTCCGCAAGAAGTACATAGGACAAGCACTTCACCACGCTCCTTGCTTTGAGGTTTCTTACTCTTGCCCATACTTTTTCTTTTTATCCTCAAAAGCCTTACGCAAATCATCATACTGTGCATACGTTTCCACATAGGAACCATACTTAGACTTTTTATATTTAATACTATAGTCTTTGGCATTGCCAAAATCAATCCAATGAAAAGTAATAATAGTATCAATTGCACCGCCAACTCTTACACCAGCATGCCGAGGCACAACACCCTTAACAATTGCATCATTAACAACTTCATTCAACTGAGCCAAATTAAGTTTACCCTTAACCCTATACTCAACAGTCTTAACTACTTCTTCGATACCCACAACGCACCCTCTCTATGCTGGCAATCGCAGCCCTTACATTTCTCATGGAACAACATCATCTGCACATCTGCAGCCAAAGCACAATCCTTACAAATCATAGCGAACACCTTCCACCATAAAAGACTTATTGATAACAGGGATAACATGAGGCGTTACTATTCCCTTATCAATATACAGAATACCGAAAGCCTGCTGCCAGTTAGCACCACCAGACTTAAGATACTTAGCCTTCTTCATATCCATCATGTTACCCACCTCAACACCAAACAAACGAGTAGTAGTCCTACCATTTACTGATGAGTGATAGTGCTGGATGCCCGCTCTATGAGTGTGTCCACAGACAATACTAAGTCCTGTACGCTTTGCAAGGTTAAGTGCAGTTCCTCCTGGAGTCCCAATAAGGCTACCTTCATCTCCGTGTGCCATAGCCCAGCCTTTTGAGAATTCCCAAATGCGTTCATGGTACGTAACATCAAGAGAATCGTACCCAAGGATTCGTTCATACTGTAAATCTCTGAGCGAAGAAAGCGCAGGCGCATACTTGTTGATGTAGACCCGAAGTCTGTCTCCATGATTACTCCTCATTAAATGAAATGGTTTATCACCAAGAGCATCACGGAACCCTGCCATGACAGTACTGGTGCGGTCTAATCCTTTTTGAAAAGTACCTGCATACTCTGATGCAGTACCCTTATTCCAACGTGAAGGTTCAGGCATATCAGCCTCATCACCTACACAAAACAATTCATCAGGTTCATAGTCCTTAACAAAATGCTGCACTGCTGTCACAAGTTTTGCATCATCCTCGGGTGCCTGAATATCTGAAAGAACAACAATACGTTTCATTTAGATTCCTCAAGTCTTTCAATCTCATTTTGAATATAGAAGATTGCTTTCCTCAAATCTTCAATGTGACGTGACTGGTCTTTCAATCCTGCCCGCCAAAGATACTTAATTGCATTACCAATATTGTATGTACGATGCCGTACAATCTCAATACATTCCACCCCTGAAGGGTCAGAGATATAATGTTTAGGATGATTAACCATATCTGTCATGGTCTGAATCCACCAATCTTATTAATCAAAGCCTGCAATGCACGGTCAACACGTTTACGTGCGGCTTCTTCTGAACAACTAAGCGCATCACCTAACTGTTTATAAGTACCCGACTCATTTAGGAAACGGATAGTTAAAACATTTTGATGATGCTCAGGTAGTTTGTCATAGCCAGCAGAAATATCTGCACGCATAGCCAACCACCCATTACCCTCTGACGGGTCAGCACTACCACGGATACGTTGTCCACCCTGTAACAGCGTCTCAGGAATCTCATAGTCCCCTGAAACAATAGATGGCAAAAAGATTTCCACTGTGGCTTTATCATAATAAAATAAATCAGACAACTCGTAGCCCACCATGCGAGCCTTCTCACGCTCACAAAACTTTAGGGCTGCATTACGAATTGAACGAGACACCAGTTTAGTCTGGTCAGGACGTGGCAACTCATGCCACTCTGCTAGTTTCTTTTGATGGGTAAGAAACCAAACCCAAATTTCCTGAGAGATATCTTGTCTATCAACCATATGATATTTCTTACTGAACTCATAGGCTACATAGTTGACAAGATTCTCCCAGTCATTAATTTCTTCTTCAGTCATAATACCCATCTTCCCGCACAGGAAACCCCTGTACGGGAAAGAAAGGTACCACAGAATTTATTTAGCGCAAGGGCAACTACTCTGTCGGCGTGTCGCCCTCAAGCAGAATGTCTCTAAGTTCATCATCTAATCTTGAATTGAATTGTTTAATCTGAAGTTCATGGGCAATCTTGTCACCTAAATCGTAGGCATTGCCAATAAGGATTTCTGCTAAATCAAGTAGATGGTCTTCGGCTGCATCATATTCTTCTTCAGTCATATAGTAGTGAATAGCATTCAACGCTAAAATGATATTGATTCCTGTAGTGTTATTGCCGATAGGCATAACAATTTCTCTATCATTCTCATCACTATAATACCAATCAAAGATAGATTCCCTATCACCCCAAGGCTTCTGCAATTCGCTCATTAATAAAATCCACTCCTAACTTCTGATAAACACTATTAACATCTTCACCTTCAGGCATCTGAACAATACGAACATTAGACAGTTCACGTGCAATCTTCTGCGCAAACCCACCACCTGCCGAATCACCATCAGCCAAAACAATTACCGTCTCAAAGTCATCTAAGATACGGGTATAATGTGGCTTCCAGTTACTTGCACCTGGAACACCAACAGTTTTGTGAACAGTTTTAGTTGACATAACAACAGTATCTAGTTCACCTTCACATACACAAATATATTTATTGGCAGCAAACAATGCTTGCACATTAAACATAGTAGTAGTAGCACCAGGAATACCAAGATACTTTGGTTCCTCTTCATTCAAACTACGGAACCTTAAATCAACCACACCAGTCGGTGTGATGTAAGGAATAGAAAGCCTGCCTTGGAACTGTTCATGTCCAGGCAAAGGCTTACTAACTACTCCTATCCAAAAGTGAGCCGCGTCTTCCAGAGATAGATTTCTTCCTGCCAGATATTGTTCCGCCAGCCCTACGTCCTGAGCGTAACTCAGCACCGCTCGCTGGAGAAATTCCTTCTGCGAATTGCTTAGCCTTGACAAAACTAATACCTTCCTGTTGCATAATAATATCGTATGTGTCACCTTGCGCATCGCAGGCAAAACATTTGAAAACATTTTCTTGCAGATTAATTACAGCAGATGCATGACTATCATCGTGAAAGCAGCATCGCATTTTAACCCAGCCGTTACGACCATACGGTAGTTTACCACCGTAATGTTTGATAACATCTTCTATAGAATGTTTCTCACTCATAGTCTACTTCCCAATGTGACAAGTCTTCTTGTCCCTTGAGGATTGCTTCTACATATCCAAACTTCATAGAGTCTGGCAAAGTATCTATTACTCTCCATTGTTTATCTGTAATGTCATCATCATCAAATAAAATAACATTACCTATACCAAAGGTTCCTTCTGATGAAACATATGCTGTTCCATATTTGGTTACCATCTATCCTCCTGTACTATAAAAGCCTGAGCCTTTAAACCTTACTGGCACAGCAGTGATTGTACGAATCAACTGCCCTGTCGTGCAGGCTGGGCAGTTGATGAGAGTATCCCTATCTTGTACAGCAAGCATGTATTCTGATTGCTGATTACATGTATCACAAATAAAAGAATATGTTGGCATCAGTATCCTGCCTTCTTAATCAATTCAATAAATACGGATACAGGCATACTAGCGTACCAATCAGCAACATTAGTTTTACCTTTGCGCTTATGGATAACTGCTCCAGTATCAGCCTTAGCGTTGACAATCTCTACCTTCAACTCTTCAATCCACTCAGCCAACTTCATAGTGGCATGGTTCTTTACCTCAAAGCACACACCGTTGACACCAGCAATATCTCCACGGTCATTGCTGTCGCCAGCAATACGGCGTTCAGCATACTTGAAACCTTCTGAGTGAAGATACTTAACTACATCTAACTCTGCTTTAGAACCTTTAACTTTTTGTGGTGTTGTCATTTTTATTAAACTTACTTGCAACCCATTCAATACCAATAATCATAAGATAAGTTGCAAGAACAGTTGCGATAATAGTAGGAACAAGATTAGATGTAACACAAATACGTACAGTATCTTCCATTAGATTGTACCTCCAGCAATACAAGTAGTATTGTATGCCCAAGACTCATCAATAATAAGATATACAGTAACAGGGTCAACACTATTGACACGATGCTTCACAGTGAACTTACCGTTCTTAGCATAAACAGATTCATTATATACAGTATTAATAGGAATCCAAGCCCAGTTAGCATTCCACTGTTGAGTTTTCATACCACTTACACTATAAGTAGCAGCCACAATAGAACCTTTACGTTCTAATTTAAGAGTCCAACTAGCACCATTGTGACACAAACCTTTAATTGTTTTAGGTTGTGTAGCGGCAATAGCATAGTTTGTACCTAAAAAAGTAATGATGGCTAATGCTGTAGCAATCAAACCAAAATAAATTCTTTTCATCATTTGCCTTTCACTCATTGTTCTGTTACTCACTCATAGTCCTAACTAACTTGGCTGCCTCAAGGCAGTGACAATACAACATGTCATGGTTACGGTGACGAGACTCAATCTCTCGTGCAATCTTTTCTTTAAGGGTAGAGGTCATGGTGTAGGCACATCCGATATTTGCATAGACTCAGGATGAAATAACAAACGCATATAAGATGCGCCCGAAGGGTCAGCCTTACCATAACGATTCTTAACAGAAGCAACACACAGATAGTTATCATCACCAATCTGTTCCTGTGCTGCAGTCAAAATCATAGCAGGCAACTGGTTGACCATACCCTGAATGGCTGAACGAGGTTGACAAGGATTACCTGAATAGGATTCCTTAGTGTGATGCAACACAAGCAACGCCGCATTAGTATCACGGGCAAGATACTTTAACTCTTTCATAGCAGACCGCATACCAGAGAACTCTTCATGCCCATCCATAGCCACATCCATAAGATTATCTACAACAATAAGAGATGGACTGGTACCCCACTGCGTTTCAAACGCAGAGACTTCCTCATCAATATCTTTCAATGTAGGTGTAGAATCAAATGACCAGAATAGATTAGAAGTTTGAGCAAGAATATTTCCTGCTTGTTCTTTCTGTGCACTCATCATATACTCTGCTTGAGCCTGAGAGAAACCACCCACCATAGCAAGCACACGCATAGCCATAGTGTGGGCGTTAGTATCTGCAGAAAAGTAGAGAGTAGGTACACCAAGTCTTACAGCAATAGCCAAAGCAAGAGAAGACTTACCAGCACCAGGAGTTGCAGCCAAAAGGCTTAACTCTCCACGTCTAAAGATAATATTGTTTTGCTGAAAAACCTTGAAGACGGGTGGCAATGCTTCGCCACCCGCCTCAGGTCTTACAGCAGTACGCTGTAATGTTTTCATGCATTAACTCGCAACAAATGTATGCCACTCAGGCATGTTAGGATAGATGTAAACATTCTTACACTTATCTGTAGCACCCTGTGGTGAGGCACACATGTAGCCACGCCACGTCTTACCATCCTTGCCAGTACCCTGCTTAGCAATCATCTGACCATGCACACAGGCACGACCACCACCAGGCGTAGGATTAGCAGGAGGAGCAGGCGTAACATTCGCTGCTACTGCAGGTTGAAATGCTGGAGCAGGCTGTGCAACTACAGTACCACCCAAAGTATTGGTGATAGTAGCAATAGCGTCAGCCTCAGGATTACCATTCAAGGTATCCAACAACATTCTAACACCAACATTATTGTAGGCGTTCATAAGGTTAGCAGTGAACTCATCATAAGTATCACCACGAACTGTAAACAAATCTGTACCACCATTAATCTTGGTGGTAAAAGAGAACGATGCTTCGTTACTCACTCTTCTTCTCCTTGGTATACCATACACAATGTTTAGTGTAGCCACACATGCCGCAGTTGCTCGTGTTTGGGATAAACGAGTGGGCCTTACGAGCGCGGTCAAATGAGGCTACGAGGTATTCAATTTTTTCATCAGTATAACTAGACAAATCTATAGCGTCGGACATGACTGCTTGTCTAGCCATCCAGTAGTAACCCGTGTTAATTTCAACACCGAGTTTCTTCTTCAGACCATATCTGTAGAAGCCTAATTGTAGTGTAGATTGAGGAGTCCTTTTACCTGTCTTCAAATCTACAATAGCCAACTCACCGTTAGGTAAAACCATAACACGGTCAATAGCCATCTTAATAAATGTATCACCCACATCTACTGAGAACTCAAGTTCAATAGCAGGTTCACTATTATAAATCTTCCAGATATTCCATCCAGAATATTGACGGAAGCGAATCCAATCCGCAACCATTCCCTTTCCATTCGCATCCCACCACGTTCTATCTTCAGGTGAACGCGGATTAGCAGCACGAATATAAGAGTTTAAATCCTTAGAAGCAATAGTATTCTCAAAGACTTTTTCTTTTACATCATCCCAAAAGGTTGAAGCAATAGCAGTAGCCACATCATCAATAGGCTGAGCCTTCTTAGTCACGCGACTAGCAGTTTTCTTTGTCGTACTTTTCCGTGGCTTCGTGGAAGGCGACTCCTCCATAGAGCCACCAGGCTGGGGTTTCCTTGGCATTCTTAATCCTATTCAAATAGTACATCCAACCACAAGAAATATAATCATTCAAGGCTGAATACGAAACATGTTCAGGTAGTTTATCTTCACCAATACTAATCATAGTATCCCTTTCATATGAGGGTAGGAGGTAGGGGTAGAAAGGACATAACATCCCCTACCCCCTACCTTGTTAGAGTGTTCGGTCACACTCTACCATATGTCGCCCCGTCGCGGGTGGAACGACACACCTACAATGCTTGAATTGCATCAAGCAATCTTGCTTTCTCATTGTTAGCAGTAGCACTGAAACCAGACGCAGCCAACGCATGAGACTCTACATTGTCACCCTGACGATACCAGTCAAGGCGTTCGGAGAATGTATTCAACAAACCCCAAGCAGTGTTGTTAACTGCAGCATTCGTTGGTGAGTTACGCAACGTATGAATCAGTTCCAACTTGTTAGTCCAACGAGTAGTAGCCAACTTATCTTCTTGGTCAGGCTTAGGATACAGCCAGTTAAATACCTTAGTGTAGTCATCAACACTAACCTTGCGCTGGAACAATTGATTAGCAAGAAGATTAAACTCTTCATTACTCTTGAATGTAATCTGCAATGCTTCTCGTGCAATCTCCGCACGTGCCTGAGCCGTAGCAGTATGACGAATCTTAAAAGTATTTACAGTATTATTGGCTTGCTTTAGTGCATAGTTAAAAGTATTCTGACAGATAATACGCACGTTTGTGACAGTAGCCTGCAACGGTAGACTACCATCATGTGAAGTAGAAACCATAAGATAAGTTTCTACCTTGTCATTGACACCATCACGGTCAATAACAATCTCATCAGTATCAATCTTTAAACAACCAAATACTTTGACACTATCATTAAATGTACCAGCAACATCCCACTTGCCACCACCATCAAGGATTTCATCAGCCCAATAAAATGCATCTTCATTCTGCATAGGATGATAACGTCCCTTCACAGCGCCAAGGATTTGTTGACCACCATGTCCGCCATCAATGTCGCGGACAGTAACAAACTGATTCTTATTTACAATATAACTTGGTGAAACAATCTCACTCAACGCAAGAGTACGAACATTCCAGCCATCAAGTTTAGCCATCTGTAACATCTGTCGCGTGGTTACATCATCTTCAAGCAGTACTGAATCCTTGATTCTAGCCCAAGGTCGTGTCCGACCTACATATGTATCAGACATATTTAATCCTCATCTATAAATTCTGCGTCTGTAATTTCCCAATAGTAAATTGCTTTATCTGTACCGAATTCAATATCGGCAAGCGCATCTTCTGCACTAACATCATGATTTACTTTATCAACTTCAAGTTCAAACATAAGATGTGCTTTAATCTTACGTGGTCTAGTAATATTTAAACCTAGTTCAACAATCAACTCATTGATTTCATCTGAATCAACACGACTGTCATTGTCAACCCAGCCCTGAACAATCTCAGTTAACTTTTCTATCTGCCTAGTTCGGTCACCTAATTGCTGATAAGCCCAACCAATATTTCTAGCAGTCATAAGTTCAGGCTTATTACCAAAACCACTACGATTAATAACAATCTTAGCGTTAGGGTCATAAAGAAGTACTTCAGTTTCTTCACTCATCATCTAGTCCTTTCTCCAATTCATTAATACAATCTTCACACAAACTACCATTATAATAAATAGTTGAACGACGAGAGCAACGCTCACACGTACCAACTCTATTATCTGAGTCAGGCATACTCACTTTAACTCCTCAGTCCAATACTCAAAGTCCTGCTCTTCACGCAACTCAATAGGATTACTATCAAGATAGTCAATGATGGAGGCACACTTGACGCATGCCTCCATCTCGGCAGGCTCACTGCACCAGCGACACTGGTTCATTTGATTCTTCTTTAACTAGAAATTCCATGATAGGAGTAACAAGTCCAGCAAGTTGCTTCTTGCTGACACAAATATTTACAACAGCAATATTCATTCCATCACGAATGGTAATGTACAATTCATTGCCACTTTGTTCAACGTTAATGCTATTATTTTTATGATGTTTAATAGAATAATAATTGTTAGTGTACATATCTATCCTTTACTTATTTAGGGAAGGCTTTCCCGCAGGAAGCCTTCCCTTCTCAATGAGATTAATAAAATGTTTAGTAGATTCTGTAGAAGAATCCAAATGATTAAGAAAACCAGACCATAATTCAGTAGTTGTATAAGCAGCAGCAATCGTAACTACACGGTCAAGTACACGCATTGCTGCATCATATTCAGCAGCATACTCAGGAGCATCATCATAGTCAGCACCAAGAGTACACCACTTAAGTTCAGCCTCATACATATCACGGATTTCCTTACGGAAATACCATGAATCAGCATAGCCATCAATGTTATTCATTGTCATTAGCATCCTTAGCAACAGTCAATTCTTCTTCAAGAGCAGTAACAATATCTGCCATATTAAAACCAGTAACCTCATAAACCTTACCTTCAATAGGGCAGCATCCTGTATCTTCACACAAAGCAGACAACCAACGCTTGTCAGAACGATAGATAATATCAAAAATGAAATCGTTGTAAGAATTAACAACAGATTCGGAATGCTTTAAGAGTTGGTAACTATCATCACCAATAGGGAAACCATCAGCAGAATCCAACACAACAATAACATTCCGAGTGGGACCATCATAGGAAGCAGACGCTTCATACTCTTCCAACGAATCATAAGTACTCTCCACCTTACGGTCAGAACCAACAACAATAAACTTCAAATGCTTATCTTCATCATCAAGCACACGCAACATAGCAGCAGGACCTGACATAAAATCTGAACTCAACTTAACCGACATAACAATAACCTTTCTAGATTTAAATAATGGAGAGCAGTTTATACACATGCTCAGGTGTGGTATCTAATATCGGGGACTATTAGATACTAACCAGACGCAACTCAATGGGGGGATTAGTGCGCTCTGGAGGAACAGCAGACGCAGTATCTAACAAATCTTGAATAGACTGTTCAACAGCAGCACGAGCATTAACAATAGTAGCGTCAATACCCTTAAAAGAAATACTTTGTCTAACACTAGGATAAAGATAATTACCCTCAGGAATAATCATCTGAACAACAATAGGAATATCCAAAAAAATTTTATCTGACATAACAAACTCCAATCAACTCGTAATACACTACGCCACTACGTAACCCAGGGATGTAGAGGCAGGGCCTCGCGCTAGCGAAGCCCTGCCGACCGCACACTCAGGCAGACGCAACCACATCGGTGACGTAGAGATTCTGCACCCAATTGTCTGGCTTGCCATTACGACCGCCATAGTTCTCGTTACGTAGGTGACCAGACACAGTCACAGCCTTGCCGCTTTCAACAGCACCGCTCAACTGCAAAGCCAACGCTTCGTCATTGGTCTTGACAGGGAACGAAGTCTCAAACTTACCTTCGTCATCGCGAACCTGCATGAACCAACCGAAGTGAATGGTTCCGTAACTGTTGCTGATTGACTTAGCACCATTCTTGCTAGAGACAATACCCTCAGCGGTTACTTGAATTTTTGATTTCTTCATCTTGATTGCCCTTTCTAAGGCTATTAATTATTTGATTTGATTTGTTGGGAGAGGGGGTCCCGAAGGACCCCTCTCCCTGATGCCTTAGCACCAATTGCAACCTTTAGTTACACGATGATGACTGCAAGCAGTCTTCTTGCTGAACTCACCCAAAGACTTAGGGAAGTCAGAACAGAAACATGCACCCGTTTTAGACACAACAGTGAAGCAAGACTCACACACAGATGTATGCCAATTGTCCACAACAGGAGCACAACGCCACTGCTGACCCACATAACGGTCAGACGGAGCGGCAGACGGAACATGGTCAATGCCCATGCCCGTGTCTGAGATGACCCACACATCACCGCCGAACGTGGTATGAATGGTCTGCAAAGCCTGCTTGAGACCATTGTCATCAATGCGAGTCAGCCAATCCATAGACGAAGCCAACTCAGATGGGAACTGAGGACGCACATCCACCTCACGCTGCACAATCACAGTCGTGAAATAGATTTCGTACCGACCATCAGGAGTCAAACGCAGATGCTCAATCTTCGTCTCCTCCTTCACAAGCACACGCTGCTCATGCTTGCTAACCGTGGAATCCCACGCATCTTCCAATGCCAACGCAGCGTCCCACTCTTCAAGACTGTGGATTTCCGTGAACCCTGCGGGCACTTGCATCTTTTCCTTAGCCACCTTGCTAGTCCTTTCTATTAGGTGGAGGGGGGCAGACCCTGTGCCTGCCCCCCGAAACTTTTACGCTGGATTCCAGCCACAATCATCACACTCAATGATGTCTGGCCATAGGTTTAACCCTAGAACATCGAACTTGTGAAGACCAATCTTGCACGCACTCTCATCTTGCCAGCCACCCTCAGAGTCCCACTCAATAGCCAAACTCAGCCAATCAAAACTAGACACACTGCACCGAACCTTTCAACTAAGCCACCCTACGGAAGTGTAGGTGGATAAGAAATTCACCCTGTAAAGAATTGAAGTTAGGGGAAAAGGGACAGGCAAAGCCTGTCCCTTGACCCTTAGAATGGTGCTGTTAAATCTTCACTAGGTATCTTGCAAAACCCAGCCTCAGTACCAAAAGCAACACACTCCTCACACGAAACCCAGTCAATCCAACCTACCTCAGTCAAATCAAACTGAGCAACAAACTTATGCAAACCATTCTTGCACAACACTTGAGAAATCATAACCTTACCTAACCCTTTCAATTAGTTACCCAAAAACCACGGAAACAAAAACGCCAACCAAACAAAAGAACCCAAAAAACACCCAAACAACGCACCACCAAAACCCGCACCCTCAGCATAAGGGTCAACCGCAGTCTCAATAGCAGCACCAATCAAAGTCAAAGCAACAACCGTCACAAAAAACAAAACAATAAGAACAAACAACATAACAGCACAGAACCCTTCAACTAGAAACCCTACGGAAAAGTAGGCGAATAAGAATTACACCCCCCAAAA